CCATACTTTCCACAGCCTGAAGTGCGTATGATGCTAATGGGCTTTGCTGCTCGTGAAGCATTGCATATTGCTGCGTATTCTCACCTGATTGAAACATTGGGCTTGCCTGAAGTTACATACTCTCAGTTTATGGAGTACCAAGAGATGAAAGACAAGCATGACTATGTGCTTGATATCTCATCTAAGAATGGTACCATTGAATCAACTGCTACACACATTGCCGTGTTCTCTGCTTTCACTGAAGGTATGCAGTTGTTTAGCACATTCATCATGTTGCTGAACTTTCCACGTCATGGTATCATGAAGGGTATGGGTCAGATTGTTACATGGTCTATCGTTGATGAGACTATGCACTCAGAAAATATGATGCGCTTATTCAAAGAGTTTATCAAAGAAAATCCAGAAATCTGGAACGACGAACTCAAGTCTAAGATATATACAATCGCTGAGAAGATGGTTGAACTTGAAGACAAGTTTATCGATCTGTCATTTGCTGAAGGTGAGATGCGCGACTTGAGTGCAGAAGATGTTAAGAAATATATCCGATATATAGCAGACCGTCGTTTGATTGGTTTAGGTATGAAGGGTATTTTCAAAGTCAAGCGTAACCCATTACCATGGGTGGAAGAAATGATCAATGCACCTGTGCATGGTAACTTCTTTGAGAATCGTGTAACTGACTATGCCAAGGGTGCAACATCTGGCTCTTGGGATGATGTATGGGGGAAAGCTGCATGACAACAAAAGTATTTGAGTGTGAATCCTGCGGAAATACAGGTAAGATAGTGGTAAAAGGAACTGATGTTCAGTTACAAGACATTGTCTATTGCCCTGTGTGTTCTGCTGATATTTACGAAGATGAGGAGTTCGACGAGGAGGAATAAATAGTCCACTATGTGGACATTTGAAAATTCTATCGTTGAACAGTTACCTGAGGACTGCGTTGGTTTTGTTTATTTAATCGTGAACAAAACCAACAGTCGTAAGTATATCGGGAAAAAGCTAGCAAAGTTTTCGAAAACTTCTACGAAAACAGTAACATTGAAAAATGGTACTAAAAAGAAAAAGAAGATAAAATCTAAAATAGATTCTGATTGGATGGACTACTACGGTTCAAGCATTGAACTTAGTAAGGATGTAGAGTCTCTTGGTGTTGATTCATTCACCAGAGAAATTCTCTACTATTGTAAGTCTAAAGCTGAGTGTTCGTATATCGAGGCAAGAGAGCAATTCTCTAGAAGAGTCCTTGAAAGTGATGAGTATTATAATGGACAAATATCATGCAGGATCCATAAATCTCACATTAAAGGTAAGATATGACATATTTGCTATTTGGAATAGCACTAACACTTTCTGCAGTTGCTGAATGGTACGCAATTGTAGGACTAATGGCTATATTTGCCGCATCGCCAATTTCTATTGCTGTGATGGGTGCATTGCTGGGTGCATCGAAGTTAGTTATAGCTTCATGGATGTACAGAAACTGGAAAGAAATTCCATTACTATTAAAGAGTTATTTTGTTGTAGCTCTAACGATTCTAATGATGCTAACCTCAATGGGTATCTTTGGCTATCTATCCAAAGCACACTCAGATCAGAGTTTAGTTAGTGGAGATGTACAGGCTAAGATTGCCGTATATGATGAGAAAATTAAAACTGCAAAGGATAATATTGATGCTAACCGCAAGGCAATTAAACAGCTTGATGAAGCAGTGGACCAAGTCATGGCAAGAAGTACTTCAGAAACGGGTGCCGATAAAGCAGTCGCAATACGTAGAAGCCAGAGCAAAGAGCGTACTAGGCTTATCGCTGATATCGACACCGAACAGAAAAAGATTAGTAAACTCAATGAAGAAGCAGCCCCGATACGTGCTGAGATTCGAAAAGTCGAAGCAGAAGTAGGACCAATAAAGTATATCGCTGCAATGATATACGATGATATTGGAGAAGGAACTCTAGAGTCTGCAGTTCGAATCCTTATCATTATGATTGTATCGGTGTTTGACCCGCTGGCAGTCTTAATGCTTATAGCAGCTAACTGGCAGCTTAAAAGAGATCGTGGAGAACCTGTAATTCCACCTGTTATCGTTCCGATAGAAGAAACGATCGAGCCAGTAGTAACAGAAACCAGTATGGAACCCTCTCCTACTGATAATATAGATAATATACAGAATCCGACACCAGCCAAAGTCGTCGAATACGATTCTGCAGGAAGAAGAATCACGCCATAAGTTGCAAGAATCCTAAATATGTTATAATAAACATAATAACGGATCTGACATGGAATTCTTCAAATTAGTAGCCGAAGTCGGCTTTCCAATCGCTGCAGCCATTGCAGCTGGATATTTCGTTTTCCTAACCCTGAAATTCATCCTAGCTGGAGTTACATCTGGCGTAAAGGGTATGAGTAACATCATCGGTGCATTGGATAAACGTGTTGCAGCTATGAACCACGACGTAGTTCGCATTGATACCAAAGTAAGTCATGCTTTGGGAATCCCACCAGATTTAGATAGAATAGCGAGAGCGGAACAGAGTGATGCGAGAAGAGACTGAGTGTAAGTATTGCGGAGCAATGCTAAAGGAATATCCATGTTACGATTGTGGATATGATAATAAGAAAAACGAACAAGATATAGACTGGAGTCAATGTAATGGACATAGCAGCACTGATCAATAAATACGGATTTCCTATTGTCGCCGCTGGTGGCATGGGTTATTTTGTATTTTACGTATGGACTTGGGTTACGAAAGAAATTAAACCTGTTATGTCCAGCGCAAATGATACACTTATTGCATTGATCGATAGAATTCGTATGCTAGACAACGACCTGATTCGTTTGAATCAAAAGGTTAACGTTATCTTATCCCTAAGAGATGAAAAGTACAATACTATTAATCGCAATACTGATAAGTAATCCTGCGTGTGCGCAGTTAGTCTTTCAGTTTAAGTCCCCTGCCTTTAGCGGCATTGGATATTCATCACACGTTCAGACAATTGAAAACACTGAACGAACTCGTAATGATGCAAGAGAAGCTAAAGTGCTTCAAGAAGCCAAGGATGCCGCAGCAGAAGCAAAGAATACAAACTTACAAAAGTTCTTAAACAACTTTGAGTCTCGTGTTTATGCTCAGTTATCTTCTCAGTTAGTTAGTACGTTGTTTGGTGAGAACCCACAGAATACTGGTGTTGTTACTATTGAAGGTAATACGATCCGTTATAATAAAACTGGTGAAGAAATAAACTTAACCGTTACAGGAAAAGATGGCAGCGTTACTGAAATAATAATACCAGTCGGACAGTTTAAATTCTAATGAAACTTTTATCTCTACTTCTATCGTTGTTTCTAGTCGGTTGCGCTGCGCCAGCAATGCAGTTTGAACCACAAGAAGCAGAGCAAGTAGAAAAAACTAAATTTAAAATTCCATTCCCAGAACCTGAAACTGGACAACCTATTGTAGTGGCTGTTTATGCATTCACTGATAAAACTGGTCAACGTAAAGATGGTGGTTCGATAGCAAAATTCTCTAGCGCAGTTACTCAAGGTGCTGAGTCTCTGTTACTAAAAGCTCTGGCTGATGTTGGAGATGGTAAATGGTTTAGAATTGTTGAGCGTGTAGGTCTTGACAATTTATTAAAAGAAAGACAGCTTATAAGAAGCGCAAGAGAAGAAGCCAAAGAGCCGAATATTCTTCGCCCTATACTTTATGCTGGTATGATAATCGAAGGTGCTATTGTTTCGTATGATACAAACAAGCGCACTGGTGGTTTTGCTTGGAGATATCTTGGTATAGGACCAAGTGCTCAATATCAAGAAGACATTGTTACAGTTTCTATACGAGCAGTTAATGTGCAAACTGGTGAGGTTATAATGACAGTGAATACTCAGAAAACTATTTTGAGTATAGCAACCTCTGTTTCTACGTTTAAGTTTATTGATCAAGGTAGAAATATATTTGAAAATGAAATTGGTAGCACATCTACTGAACCTGGAATATATGCAGTTAAGGCAGCTGTTGATTTAGCTGTTGAAGAAATGGTGTACCAAGGCGAACGTAAAGGGCTTTGGAAATTTAAACAACTCGGAGAAGATAAATGAAAAAGACTATACTAGCTAGTATTATGTCTTTGTTACTCGGCACTGCCGTTGCAAGTGGGAATAATAGCGTTTACATCGATCAAACAAACGCTGATAATTCAATTACATCTATAACACAGACTGGTTCTGGTAACCAAGTCGGAGATCGCACAAACATGTTGACACCATCATTCGTTATTGATGGTAATGCGATGAACTTAACCATCGAGCAAGATGGTATGAACAACACAATTATTGGTAATTTTATCGGTGGTGATTCCACCATGAGTATCTATCAAGTAGGTAGTGGAAATACTTCAAAATTTACTATGGGTAACTTCGGTACTAACGGTGGTGTTATCTTAATGACGCTTACTGGTGATAACAACAATACTGAATACACCATGGCATCTACTGCCAATACTGGAAATTACAACTATACGTTGACTGTTACTGGTAATAGCAACACTATTAACTCTACTATGGACAGTAAGTATATTTTGAACACGATAACAATTACTGGTGATAGTAACACCTATACTACTGTTCAAAATGGTGCAAATGGAACTGCTTTAAATCCTGGACACCGAATTGAAAGCACCATACTTGGTAATAACAATACTGTCTCTATAACTCAAAACGGAACTGTTACACCAAATTATGTCACGCTTAATATTGCTGGTAATAGTACTTCTACTACTATCGTTCAGCATTAATGCTAGAGCGAATATTGGTAAAGTTACAGAGCAAAAAGGTAGCGGTGAGATAGTTAGAAGTAAAAACAAGGTCGATGCCAAAGTTAATTCTGGCATCGAGTCTTTTGATACAATCAATACTGCAAATGGTGTTGTTGGTATTACATTTCAGGACGATACGAAAGTACGTGTCACCGAACATTCAAAGTTAGTCATAGACGATTTCGTTTATGATCCAAAAGCAAAGGGTAGTGGCAAACTCGCCATGAAGGTTGCTTTAGGCACAGTCAGATACGCATCTGGCGCAGTTGCCAAAGAAAACTCCAAGAACGTAGATATAAAAACTCCAACTGCTACCGTGGCAGTTCGTGGTACTGCATTCACAATGACTGTTGACGAAATAGGACAGTCAATGATTGTGTTACTGCCCAACGCAGATGGTAGTGTTGGCGCAATTGACGTTATAACAAATGCTGGTGTAACTACACTAAATCAAGCATTCCAAGCTACATTTGTATCAGGCTCTGAGCAAAGACCATCACCTTCAGTTATACTCAATTTGTCTGAGTCTATGATAGATAATATGTTGATTGTAAAACCACCAAAAGAAATTATCAGAAGATTGCAAGAAGAAAATCTGGTTAAGAGTGATGCCTTAGCATATACAGAACTTGATAAAAATTTACTTGATGTTCCAGTATGGAAGGATGATTTATCATTCAGTGACTTGAACATAAGTACACTGAGTAACAACTACTTGGAGAATGCCTTAGATACTATGTTTATGAATGCATTTCGTGTAGGTTACGACTCAGTCACTCAATTGTATGTTATGGATAAAGGTGAATCATGGCAATTAGATCGACACGTGAAAGACAGCTTTACCATGCTCATAAATAAAGATCGAGGCTATGAAATTATACTACTACAAAATGGAACTTTGTTAACTATTAAAAATATGGACAACTCATCTAACAAAACAACAATCAAGCAAGGATCGAAATGAAAAGATTACTATCGCCTTGGATGGCTTTACTAACTCTAGTGTTATTGCTTTCTGTTCGAGTTGCAGATCCATCTTTCGTTGAATCGATACGACTACGTTATTTCGATCAACTAATAACTTCTAAAGAGAGTACAGTATCCCAACAAGTTGCTGTAGTAAATATCGATGACGAAACTATTCGACAAAAAGGACAATTTCCTTTCCCACGTGGAGAATATGCCACCATTATTGATACTTTGTATAGGAATGGTGCTGGGCTGGTTGTGTTTAACGTTTTCCTTCCTGACAGTGATAGGTTTGGTCAAGATTCTAAACTTGGTACTATTCTAAAACAACATCCAGTAGTATTTCCACACACTGCTGTCAATGATCAGATAACCGACTCTGTAACTCAAGCCCCATTTCGTCCTGGCGTTTCTATTATAGGCGAAGGCGATCCTGGGATCAAGTATAAAGCAATTTTACCGAATGTGAGGTCTGTCAATGAAAATGCTGCTGGTATTGGTATTGTCAACACTTTCCCTGAACTCGATGGCGTCATCCGCAGAGTCCCCATGCTTATCAACATCGATGGAAAGTTATACCCAAGTATCTCTCTTGAAACCTTGCGTGTTGCCGCAGGTGACCCGTCCTTTCAAGTTAAAATCAACGAAGGCTCCATCGAAGCCGTTAGAGTTCCAGCCTTTGGAAAAATCACAACAGACGGTGATAGTAGAGTCTGGGTGGATTGGTCATCCAGACCAACCGAATACTCCTTGGCAAATTTGCCAAAGGATCTCGGAGGTAAAATCGTCATCGTCGGAATCACTGGGCGAGGACTCAACAACCCTGTCTCAACAGCAAGAGGTGAAGTCTACCCGCACTATTTGCAAGCCTCTGTATTAGACACAGTTGCAAATGGCAGCAACATCAGTCGTCCTGATTGGGCAGATGGCGTTGAACTTCTATACACGATACTAATCTGTATCATAACACTACTACTAACAAGGTTCAAGCATGGCTACATCTTCTCAATCATCTTTGCCGCTGGATCCTTTTTCGGAAGCTATTATCTCTTCATGGGATCAAGCTATTTGGTTGATGCTGTGTTCCCGATACTTACCATTACCCTTGTCTCTTTCCACGGCTACGTTGTCAAATTCCTTGTTGAACTCGCAGCAAAACTCCAAATCAAGAAACAGTTTGGTGGATATGTCTCTCCAGTGATTGTTAATCAGCTGGCTGAAGATCCTGAAGGCGCAGCAGAAAGACTAAAGGGTGAGAAACGAGATCTGTCTATCGTTATGACAGACTTACGTGGCTTCACTACACTGGGTGAGTCATTTGGTTCTGACGTACAGGGATTGACTGCAGTTATGAATCGCTATATGGATGCTCTATCAAAGCCAGTGCTGAAGAATGGTGGTTGCATTATTAAGTTCATTGGCGATGCATCTTTGCACGTTCACAATGCACCAGTTGATGACGAGCAACATGCTGTCACTGCCGTTAAGACTGCACTTGAGATGATTCAGGCTATTGAAGAATTCAACAAAGAACTTCAATCCGAAGGTCGTCCACCAGTTGGTATGGGTGCTGGTGTTAACACTGGTCCAACTCTAATTGGTAACATTGGTGCCAACGAACGCTACGGATACGATGTGCTTGGTGACTCAGTTTCCACTGCTGCACGTCTTGAAGGACAAACAAAGGGTTACGGTGTTCTGTTGATCATTGGACCAGAGACAAACAGATTGATCCAAGATGAGTATGCAACTCTTGAACTTGATTGCATTGCCGTTAAAGGTAAGACTGTTGGTCTAAACATCTATGCTGTCGTTGGTCGTCACGAAGAACTATTGAAGACAACAGCCTACGTGCCAGAAACCAAAGCACATGAAAAGATGTTGGAACTATACCGCATCCAAAAGTTTGACATGGCAATCAAAATGTGCAATGAACTCAAAGGTGCATTCAAAGGTTAC